ACGTTTCTATTTTTCTGCAAGGTGGCCACCCTGCGCCTGGCGGTAGAAGGACGTTGATGCAGAAAAGGAAGCCCTGCCAGCGCGAGTGGCTGGCAGGGCTTAGGGAGCGGTGGTGGTTTAGAGGGATAGGAAATAGTCGCCTTCGTCTATTTCTTCGCGGCAAATATCCTCCTGGCCCCTCGTGCCTAGCAAGACGATTTTGTCCTCTGATTTCATGAAGACTTTCCCCAGAGACCAGATACCACCGATATAGGGCCGGGTATTAATCCAGTCCCCCACTTGCAGCTTATCGAAGAGGCTTGTTGAGGGGGTAGAATTTCCCGTGATCGATGGCGGGGGTATGGATGGCGCGGGGAAGTATTCAGGGTGTTCCTCCCTCAGTCCCTGAATGACGAGGTGGATAATGCTATCCATTTCGTCTTGGCCGAGAATCAGGCCGTGCTGTTCCTCCATGTGGTTGTACAGTTCTTTTTGATCCAGCATATTGGTTTGGTTTGTGCGGTTGCCGGCTGGCTAAAAGAATATAGTTACAAACAGAAACTGAACAAACACCTTCCCGTCCGTCTGCCCGAACCCCAGCAGACTGCGCCCGTGAAGATCGGTGTGCGCTATGCCGGTCGCTGTTTCGATCAGCACCAACCGCACACTCGTGTCGCTATTATACCTGCTGTATTGAAGCAGTGCTAGGACTGTTTCTGTTCTGTGGTCGCGCATTGCTTGGCATCCTGCTAGCTGCCATTGCCTCGCGCAAATTTGATTCAAGAGGAAAGGTTTCATTTTTTTGTGGTTTGTGCGGTCGCCCGCTGGGTTGTTTTTTGCCTTATGCGTTTATAGCAAACAGCTCAGGCTGACTATATTGAAGCTCGTGAAAGGCGTCTATAATGGCTTGGTCGGCTTCGTACAAATTGTTGAATTGTATTACGGCAGTAAAATTCACACCTCGAATGTCTTGGACGCTTTTTACCCTAACGAACATGTTTTTCGGGTACAATTCCAGTTCTTGGAAGTCGTCATAATATCGGCAAAAGATAGCGATCATCCTGTTTTTGTTGTGCGGCTGGCCGCTGGTTAAGGTAGAAAGGGGCTGTCCAAAGGGTTCTGCTAAACCCTAATTAAATCGAAAAGATGAAACCCTTTCCTTTTTCTTTTCTTGTCTAAGTCGTAGTAAGTAACACGCGGAACTTTGTCGTGGTACTCAATACCCCAAAATTCATACTCCGTTTCATCGTCTGGAAAACAGAATCTGTTTCCGGGTTGAAATGCTACTGCTGTCCGATCTGTAACAATACTCTCTTTCATCTCTTTAGGTTTTGTGCGGCTGGCCGCTGGTTAAGGTAGAAATGAGCTGTCCAAAGGGTTCTCAGGCAAAGCCAATTTCAGTAAAGACTTCATTGAAACAATCAACTTACGATCAGTCGGATTATACCCTCCTATCAATGATACTTTGCGTATGTATCGATTGTCCTTGTAGAGGCCATATTCAGGGGGATACAATACCAAGCTGTCTTCATAATTCGGTAAGAGGCGTACCCCTCTGACAGTGATCTTAGTTTCCATTGAGAATCCGTGCCCTCCGACCTCAATACATTTGATTATCCATGCTGGCACAAGAAAAACAAGTTCTGGAGTGCCAGTATGATACATCTCCTGAAGCTGACCAGGTGATCCCTGCACGAATTCGATGATTAGATCATCTAGTTTGTTTAAAAATTCCATGTTGTAAAGTTAAACCCTGATTAAGTCAGAGAGGTAAAATCCTTGCTTTGCTCGGCCGTTCCCGTTTTCGTCGTAGTACCAAACTACAGGCCTTCCTTTGACATATGCGATATACCAGAACCTATATACTGCTTCATCATCAGGAAACCGAAACGGACTCCCACGTTGAAATGCTACTACTTTTAGCAGTGTGTCAATAATCTTTTTCATTTCCTTTAAATTAAATGCGCATAATCTACGCTACCTGCCCCCATACTGGGTTTTGGTAAGGATATGGTTGTGAAGAAGGGCGCACTCCCGCACAGCCTCTACTGTTCTTGCTAGTTTCATTGATTCAGGACTATATCCTGAACGGATATAGACATAACCAACACTATCAGGTGTGGCAATATACAGAACTTCACCAGGTACACCCTGCTGCACTGTATAAGTATGTTGTGTCAGGCAAGGCAGTTCCGTGTCCTTTTTGTTGAGGTAGCCCGATCCCTCAGCGCAGGGGGGGGGCGGTTTACCCATCGACAAGAATAAGGCAATCATTGATATTACTGGAACCCAAGCGAGGGTATATTGGTTTTTCATTTTTATTTTGTTGTGCGGTTGGCAAAAAGAAACAAAAAACGCGCAGAGATAGTGATGAAGCTTTCGTAGTGTTCATCTTCCACCCTAGGCATACCCGCCGATGAGACGATCCTCACGTCCCTGCGCGCCGTATTTTTATAGTCACGAAAAAAGGTCAATGCCCGAGACCGGGCGCAGTCTGTCAGCTCTCACCGCATCAATCGCCCGCTTCCCTTCCTGGTGCCAGACGCGGAACTCGGGCCGGTCTGGACGCTGGGGGCCAGCTCGTCGGATTAAGCCTTTCAGCTCAATCAGGGATGCGGAAGGCCCCGCCTCTTCGATGATGCCAGCGATAGCGGCTCCTGCTATTTTCGAGTATCTGCTCATGATGATATTAGCTTACTTCGTGAACGAATGGCGACCTGGGAAACCCGGAACCACCTATTGTAATTGGTGTTGTCTACTGACTTTTTCCCGGTTTGGGTGTAGCCAGGTTTATCTTTCTCCAGGCACTTTACGACCTCGGCCAGTGGCAGGCTGGGCGATAAGTGCTGGAGATACGCGAAGATTTCCTTTCGATAATCTGAGTAGTGATGGTTCATCGCTGAGAGAAGGTTGGGGGTTGATTCAATGCCTGCACCGCCTCCCAGACATCGTTTGTGTACCTATCGTACTTTGCATCAATGACTACCTTTTCCCAGCGAAGCAAGGCAACTACCTCCTTCCAGCGTCGACCATCCCGCGCATAGGCGCGTCCCTTGACCACCCCTACCCTGTGTATGCCATTGCGGCAATGGACGAAAAGAGGGAGGCCTGTGTCCATCAGACTGTCGATGGTAGCCAGGACCACCTGGTTCAGGCGGTCATTTTTCCCCTCGATATTAAAGGGCCAGTAGCTTGCGCCGGTCTTTTCGACGATAAATCTTTCCGCCCTGTTGGGCAGTATGTTTTCGGCCTTGGCCTCGTTGGCCAGGTCGATGACGTGGCGGATGTCGTAGGTAGCTAGAAATTCAGTCAGCTGCTCTGCGTTGATCTGTTCGCCGACGAAGACCATTCTGTACTTCCCAATCATCTGCCCCACCCCATCTGGTAGCTTGGGGGCGGGCTGAGTGCGCTGGAGGCTTGGCGTCATCGCGGCCTGAGTGGCTTCGCTGCGTAGATGCGATTGCCCTGCGTGGTACAGATATACGCACACGAGTAGTACGAATAGCACATAGAAGAACTCGGTGGATGGTGCTTCTTTTGGATATAGTTTCATGGTTGGTATTGGTTATACGGTTACCCGCGTTTAAATTTTTAGACTAAAGCGAGCTGAGGTTTATCGCTTTTAGAATTTCGTAGGCCACTTGAGGCTGAATGGAATTGCCTAATGACTTTAGTCTGTTGGTCCTATGTCTGTCCACCCAGGGGGGTAGCCCATCATCCATTCCACAAATCCGGGCTGCAACTTGCCACCATTCATTTTCATGTAGTTTGGGAGTTGATCCAAGTGCTTGTTCCCATGCGTCTTTATGGTTAAGTGCTCTATCGAATTGGTCCCCCGCCAATCTCTTTTTGCAGGTGTCGGTAGTAGCCCATACTTGAACTGCTGGGCCAGCGTTCCTGTGCTCCCTGTTCCCCCTCTTGGCTTGCACCCCTCCATCGCGCGAGCTGTCGGGGTTTTTAACAGCACAGAACCACCACCTGTCCCTTCGATGCGGCGCACCTGTGGCACAAGCTGGAATACGAAACGCTTGTACGGAGTAACCTTCACTTTCCATGTCAGCGCATACTTGTTCGAATACACTCCCATTGTCCATCGAGTAGATACCAGCAACGTTTTCACCAACGACGCAAGAGGGCTGTACCTCGCGTACAACTCGTAGCATCTGCGGCCAGAGATATCTGCTGTCGTTTGCCCCTTTTCGCTTACCTGCGTTGCTGAATGGCTGACAAGGGAATCCTCCGGTGATGATGTCTGCCTCGTGAAGAGTTCCATGATAAGTTGTTATGTCGCCGTGAATTGGCGTGTTAGGGAAGTTTTTGGCAAGCACCTTTTGATTGTACTTGTCCCACTCCACAAATCCGACAGTTTCCCACCCCATCCAATGGGCGGCTAGGCTGAAGCCTCCTATTCCAGAAAAAAGATCGAGCAGTTTCATGGTTGATCTTGGTTGGTTTTTACCCGAGCGGGGAAGCCCTTCCCCCTGCCATCCTACGTTTAGGCTGACAGGAACTTCCCTATACTCAGATGAAAAACATTATGGGAAAATTAGTGATTAGTGGGCCACGCCTCCCCTGCGTTCAGGGCAAGGCGCGGCCCGTACTGATACCAGTCAGTTTCTGTATATGTCACGCAATCAACGAATTGAGCGTAACACCTTAACTTTTTACTGCCAGCTTTTTGCGGTCGCGGTACTTGGCTTGGCGGTGGGCGTGGCAGTAGCGTTGGCGGGCATTGCTGTAGGGGAAATTGGTGCCGCAATACCCGCACACGCCAGCCTGGCGGGCTACTTTCCCGGCGGGTCGGTTACTGCACCGAAGCCGGGCAATTCGAGCGGCTCACTCTCGAAATCAATAGGGCGGGCGGCGGCTTTTTCTTGCTCGGCCCGGAGGTCGATCATGCAGCCGTTACCGCCGAGTTCATAATCACACTCTCCTTCGGATGTTCCTATCGGCATGCCACAGTCACAGGCAGAGTTTGCAGCTTTTACTGGCGGGGTAGGGGTAGCCTTCTTTGCTTTCTTACCCTTCTTCTTTGCACCCGCGCCCGCGCCCTTATTAGGTCGCGCGGCTGGTGCTTCGTACATGTCCATGCAGTCCATGGCGGAGTAGAATTCTCGTACGGCATCGTTGGCCAACCGCTCCGCGATTGCGTCCGTCTGCATCATTAGGCGGGCCCGCGCCTTGGTGTGGGCTTTCGTTTGGGCCTCGTCGATCATGCTCTGACGCTCGTCGGCTGCTCGGGCTTTCTGTTCTTCGAGCTGCTCGGCTTTCTGTTCTTCAATACTGAAGTACTGGAAGGCAAACAGGGCGAGGAAATTGGCAGCCGCCGCCACGGTGACCAGAATCAGGCCACCTTTCCCGATCGTTTCCAGGGCGTTCGTGCTGAACGCGACCAGGGTAGTGTTCAGCAGTACCTGGATGACACTCACCAGCGTACTGGCTATGATCGTGCCGATTGAAAGCAGCTTGGCTATACCTCGCTGCATGCTACTCAGCCCTTCTTTTTTCCTGGCTAGGTACCAGGCGATGGCAGCGACATCGAAAAAGAGGAGCATGATTAGTGCTCCGAAAACCCCGCCACTATGTTCCCAGCCAAACTGCGCGGTCAGCGCAGCGTTGACTAGAATCGTCGAAACGATGAAGCTGTTGAAGACGATGCCCATCATCCGGGCGTTGCTACCTATATTTGTACTTGTAATCATTAGTAAATACTTGAGTGCATGCGCCTTATCCCAGACACGGGGTAGGGCGCACTTGGTTAAAAAATGAAGTTGTGGTTAAATTTTCTCGTAGACCCCACGGCCTACTTTCTTGAAAAGCTTTTGGTCTTTCAGCATCCGCTTCACGGTGCTGGAGCTGAAGGTCGCTTCTTCTCCGAGCGTCACCGCAAGCTTGGTGGTGATGCCCTCCTCGGGCAGTTCTTCGTACCACACCTGGTACGTCGGCGGGAGTGTATTCACGTAGTCTTTCAGCTTGCCGACTACTTCCAGGCCAGTAGCCATGAAGTATTCAGCTATTTCGGTGGCGCGCTTCATGGCATCGCCAGTAATCTTTTGTTTGCTGATGTCGCTTTCGCGAACGTATCCTTCTGCCAGGAGATCGGCAAATTCATTGTCCGATTCAATCGGTGCGGGTGGGGGAGTGCTGGCCCAGTCGAGGTAGTGAAGGATTAGGGCGAAGCGCAACAGGTGCGTCTCGAACTTCACCAGGGTAGATCTGGTCGTGATGTCCAGCTCGTCGAGCTCATTAATCCTGTCGGCGATTCCATTGACGAAGGCGGCGTAAATCTGCCTTGCGTCGTCCGACATCTCAATTTCGTGTGGCGTCACTAATTGCTTGCCTGAAAAGTCGCTGATGGTCTCGCGAGGTGGAACGGCCAAAAGCCGGCGGACGCAGTACTCCCAGTGCGCTGCATGCTTGTCGTGCGGACGCTGATTGTGGTAATGCTGCTTTTTCGCCAAGGCGGGTTTCGTGAACAACAGGCGGGAAAGGAACCCGCTACTATCTCGCTTATCGTCAGAGAAGACAGTAATTAAGCCCGGCTGGATGCCGCCCATAAAAGGGCAGAAAACCCGGGGTATGTAGACCGGTCGGCTGCGGTTTCGGCGGTTTGTTTTGTAGGGCTCGCCGGTGTAGGCCGAAAGCCAAAACTTATCGTCGCCGCCTTTTCCCGTGCGGTACTTGTCCATCGCAGAAATGAATCCCTCTATCTCGTCAGCCCACGCCAGCACCCCACGGGTATTGTGCTCTAGCACGTCGATAAGCGACTCAAGGGTGAAATCGCCGACAAGAAGTTCAGCAGGGCAGGGTGGTTCGTCGTCACCCTCATCATCGTTTTTTTTCTTCTGCTTTTGCTCCTGCTTATACTCGTGGATTGCGCGGTCGTAGTCGCGCTGGTGCTCACCTTCGATTTTCACGAAGGGCTTCAATACCGTTCCGATCGTGGGCGTTTTCCCGCTGCCGGGCACGTCGACAAATACAGCATTGAGGACAGCCGGGTGCATCGTTCCCCGGTCATTGATGCGGGCGGCGTTGCCCACGGCGGCTCCCGCAGCACACATTATTGCCAGGCCATAGTGATCTGCTGGGCTATTGAAGGTTTCCATGTAGGCCCGCACAAACTCGGCAACGCCGGGTGGAAGACAATGAAGCGGGAAAGCGATCTTGCGCAGGTCTAGCTTCGCGATGCGCTCCCGGATAGCAGCCCCTCCGTTCAGGAGGCTCATAGCTTGCGCCATTTCTGCTTCAACTAGCTGAAGGAAGGGGTCTTGTGACATTAGAAAGAAATATAAAATATGAAAAGGTCGGATGTGGTAGGAGAGGCTAGTAGTGGTCTTCCCACTTTTCTGCCTGCTCGGCGTTGTGCGCTTTGCGCTTTGCTTCGTTGGCCGGGTTGTAAGGGCTACCGAAATTGTCGAATTCGACACAGCGACGATCAACAATACCGTGCTCGGAAGGGGAGAATCGGCGGCGGGCAGTCTCAAACCCTCGCTTGTACGCCCCATCAAAGTCCTCCGAAATAACTATGGGCTTTAGGTCGCGGGAAGCACTAAGGATAGCCATCTCGATGGTCATTATCTCGTCTGCGCGTTCCATTATTTTGATGCGATCTTTTGCCTCAGCTTTTTGATTCCACTGTCGTACTCTGACTTTCATGCTTTCCAGCACACGAGTGGCAGCTTTTAGTTTTTCGCCTATATCCGTTGCAAGCATGGTGAGTTTTTTTAAAGGCCCCCTGGCCGAAGCCAGGGGGTATCTACTATCATAATCTCATGAAAAAAAAGACGACCTAATCAAATTCTTAGTCTTCTTTGCCGGAGTGGATGAGCCTGATGTCGATGTGAAAGTGATGCGCAAAGGCTCTTAGCGGGGAATTTATGCCGAAGCCCAGACGAATTAGAGTACTAATGTCTTCATCGGTATGCTTGCCCAGAAGGACGAGATCGACAGGTGTTAGATGTTCGGGCATAGTTCGAATAATCCTCCACGAACTCATGTCGAAGCCGTCGAGAGTCTTGCGCTCAAAGAAGCTAATGGCGTTGGCTTGTACTATTTTGTAATTAAGCATCGTATTTTGTTTTTTCGCCCAGAGCCCAGTGCAGCTCATGTAGGCGGAGGTGAAGTCTCAGGCAGTACTCGGCCAGGGCCGGGTCGTTTGAGCTTTTGAAATTGTGCTGGGTTGTCAGCGCGCTTTTGCGCTGCGCGTGGATTTGTGTTATCCTGCTGCGTATTTCAGCCGGCGTTTTCGGTGGGGGATGATGGGATAGCATTGTGTTTTGATGTGGGATGAAGTGGCAGGACTGCGTAGTGCAGTCCCAATTGGTCTTTGTCTTCTTGGCTTAGTCCCCGGTCACCAAGACCGTACTCATTGATTAGGCGAAGGGGGTGGACTTCAATTCGCTGAGACAGGCGCATTATATCCCGCATCGTTGCCTTTTCGGGGGATGTGTTCATCATGCGGGTAAATCTTTTCTTCGAGCCTAGCAGCTCGTGGGTTCCTTCAGCGGAAATATCGAGCTCCTTATGGCGGGAGATAATGAAATCACTTAGATTCATTGAGAATTGGTTTAGGGCGCGGACGCCGGTGCAAAGGGGAGGGGTTAGAAAGGCAGGTCTTCTTTGTCGTCTGACCGCAAGGCGGTCAGAGACTTAGGCTGGCCTTTCGGGAGAGTGTTTTCAAAGGAGCTTGTGTTGGTAGGGGTGGACTTAGTGCTTAAGAACTTCATTTCAGAAGCTACTATGTCTGTATAGTTACGAGTCTGACCATCATGTTCTGCGCTCCGATAGGAGAGCCGCCCGACAATCAGCACTTTACTTCCTTTCAGCAGATACTGCTGAGCCAGTTCCCCCAGCTTACCCCATAGCACTATATTATGCCATTCCGTTTTTTCTTGCTTTTCCCCTTGGGAGTCCTTCCAGCTGCTACTGGTGGCGAGGGAGAAACGTGTCACTGAGCTCCCTGAATCGAACATCCGGGTTTGAGGTGCCTGGCCAAGGTGGCCTATCAGGGTTATGGAACTGTACATTATGATTTCTTTAAGTTTTGAGTTTGAAATCGGTTTTGGTTACGGACGACCTTCGCTTTAATCGCAGAAAAGACAGATCAAATCGCATTTACCTTGTTATTGTCTGTTATTTTTGCGACAATAACAACCGATTGCAATGCAAACATAAGGGACTTCCCCGCAATAAACCAAGAAGATTAAGCAATGAAAGAAGAAGAAAAAGCAGTTAGAGAACGTATTCGACTGAATATCATTCACTTGCGTGAAGAAAAAAACGCAACAAAAACATGGGTAGCACAAAAAATTGGAAAGACTTCCAGCGCAATTCGTGACTACGAGCAAGGAAAAGCAACTCCACCATCACACGTTCAGCAGGAATACGCTGACCTTTTCGGCGTCTACGTGGGCGACATAGTAGGGCAAGACATGTGGAAGGGAGAAACCCGACCGCCGAGCGAAGACGGGGTAGTGAAGGAGCTGGAGCGATCAGTCAGGGAGAAGTCGCTCCTACATGGCACCGTAGAGGAACAGGAAGCGAAGGTGGAGCAGCTGCGGCGGCAGGTGGTCGCGTTGTTGCGGTCGCCAGCGGCAAAAGAGGCTGGGGGGGTACTGGGGAACCAATTATCTGAGCTGCTGGAAATCCTCGATAAGTGAGTGTTTGCTCTGGGTGGGGGTGGTATTGTTTGAAGTTGCCCCTAGCTACTAGGTGTGTGTTTAAACATGTTGACCCTAGTTGACCCTAATATGGGGGGTGTTTGACCCAAGTAGGGGGGGTGTTTGACCCTATTTGACCCAATTGGATTGACCACCCCCCCCCTTAGTATATAGTAAGTAAGTAATTAAGAATCAGCTATTTACCTATCTCTGGTACTTTGATACTTTAAGTGATTCTATCTGTTAGGGTCAAAGTATCAGGTTATTTGATTGTTGTTTGGTTCTTTGTTTATTGTTTTTCCATTTCACTACAAATAGTTGTTGATGAGTATGTACCTGGCCGTATCGAGAACTTTTGGCCCTATGCGCCGTCGCCTTATTTATTTGGCGATCGCCAAATTGGGTTTGTTGGGTGGTAGTGTTTGCTTAGGTTTTGGGGGGTGGGGTAGATTCCGATATTCTCCACCTTCCGCCTTACTCCTAGTATCTACTAGGGGTAGGGCGGTTTTCGTTTGGCGACGCATCGCCAGGCACCTCTTTCTTCATTCGATCCGCGCGCGCACACGTGAGGGACTGCTGAACACTTAATCATGTCAGCAGAAAAAAAACTTGCCCCAAACGGACCATCGCGTATTAAGATACATGTCTCCCGGAACCTTGGCCTAAAGCCCTATCTCCAGTACTACGATGAGGAAGGAAGGCGGCAGCGTATCTACACTGGCCTATCCGACCCCAAAACCTACGAAGGCAGGGTGAAGCTCGCCGAGCGGTCAATGCTGGCCTTCATCGAAACTTACGTGGCGAAGAAGCCTATCGAAGCTCGCGCTTGGGATTGGATCGCGCAGAAGAAAAAAACGTGGCGCAAAAAGAGCTACCTGTGCTACTGCTCGAAACTTCGCCTATTCCTGAAGTGGAAAGGAAAACGAGAGATGAGTACCGACCTGGTGACTGATTACTTCGAGCACCTGGAAGACCACGTCGCCAGAGGAACGCGTAATGATTACCTTCGATACCTTAAGCAAATCTTTGCAGCCATTACCGACGATGAGTTCTTCAGCCACATCCCTCGCCTCAAGCACAAGGCACTCACCAATCGTAGGTATCAGACCTCGCATCGTCGAGCCATCTATCAACACCTTTCAGAGCACGACCCAGAATTGCTTTTTGCCTGCCAGTGTGTTTTCTACCTACTCCTGCGGCCAGGCTCAGAACTACGCTTGATGAAGGTGATGCACTTCGAGCTCGACGAATGGCGCGTACATGTCCCCTCTCACATCTCGAAGAATGGAGAGGATGATTATGTCGTCATCCCTGTCACCTTTCGCGAGGAGCTGGCCGAGTACCTCTCGCAAAAACAGCCTGGGGATTTCCTTTTTCCCGGACGAGATAAGAAGAAGCCAATTGGTGTAAACACCCTGGCCGGGAGGTACCGTGAACACCTTAATCACCTGGGTTTCGGATTAGAGTTCAAGCTGTATGGATGGAAGAACACCGCCAACTATTTACTAGCAGATAAGAAGGTCAGTTTGCTCTACATTCAGAAGCAGAATAGGCACGCTAATTTAGAGACTACCAGCATCTATTTGAGCCGCATTGGATGGAAGGATATGGGCTCTTTGGCAGAGGATTATCCAACTTTCTAAATGTCTGTCTTTTCAAACATTATTCTCTATGTACTTGTCTATTACGGCGTTTCGTGAACTTTTGACACTAACTTTTGTAACCTGCTGAAAATCATACTATTGCAAAAATTCAATTGGGTCAACTTGTGTCAACTTGTGTCAAATGGCCTCGTATTAGGGTCAACTAGGGTCAAAGGGTCAGCACCATTTAACCTATTTAACGTGTGGTATTTGTTTAAAAAGAAAATCCGGCCAACATAAGCTGGCCGGACAAACAGACACTTCACATTCAAAACACTAGATTTTAGCCTTGTTTGATGGCCAGGTGCAGGGCCGATTCGACAGCCCTTTTTTGCTCCGCAAAATGATCGATGAGCTGGTTCAAGCCAGCGTCTAAATCGTCGAGCTGAATGCCTACCGCAAGGGCTTCCTCCCTTCGTTGCTCTATCATTTCGCCTACGATTTCTCGCGCACTTTCCAGGTCTTCTTGCAGGCTATCTTTTAGCCGTATCAGCCCTTCGACTTTTGCGAGGCGGGTGACCTGCTGGGGCGTTACTTCGTTTTTCAGTTTTAGCATATCGGTAGCCATAGGTAGGGGATTAATTATAAGAAAATGGCACCACCATCCTTGTCTCCGATCGGCAGAACGGGATCGGGGGCGGAGATGAAGGCGGGGCTGTTTTTGTAGGTGGGTAGATTGTCAGCGTTGCGAATAATGTAGTTTCGCAGCTCGGCCAGGGCAATGCGGCCAAGGCCTTCGTGGCTTTGCTGAAGTCGAGTAATGGCAGTTTGTTCAGTTGTCAAACTGCTGCTCACTCGTTCGTCAAAGCCATCCATCTGGCTCACCATTACGATGCCGTTTCCCTGAATGACGCAGCTGAGATTCGGGATGGCCAGCAGTAAGCCGTAATGAGCGACCACCCGCTGAACCAACACAATTACTGTCTGATGGGTCGGGGTAATGTTGGCGCCAGTTTTGTACATCCCGACCAGCTCTGTGTTGAACGCCGACCCCAGCACTGGCAGCAAGTGTCGCCATTCTGCCGTTCGGAAGCTGGGCACCATGTTGTTCCAGGCACGAAGGTTTCCTTCGATGTTCAGGTAGTTGTCGACTTCCGTTGTGCTGGTGAAAAAGTCAGAGGTTTGGCGACGACGTAGCGGATCATTGCTCCACGTCTCAAAGCTTGCATCCTGCGCCCGCGCCCTACCTTCCAGAAAATTAAGTAGCTGGTCGGTGTACTGGTCTGCTTTACTGATCAGGTTCCATACCTTGTTTTTGAAGGCCCACTGACTGGGCTGGCTGCTGCCGCCTTCGCTTGCGCTCTGCGTCTGTGGGCCAAGGTCGGAAAGCTGCACGTTTTGGTCGACAGTGAAATTGTAGCCCATATAATAGGCCAGGGCTAATCTCACGCGATTAAGGCAACCGCTCAAAATGGCTACATCCTGATCGGAATCCGGCAGGTTGGCGTAGGTCACGATCTCGGCCATGAACGCTTCCCCCAGGTAGGGGGCCAGATACTCGCGCATCGCGGGCGTTTCGTAGGGTCTCATGCTCGACCATGCCATGCTGCGATGGGCAGATGGCAGGAACTCAAGGAAGTTCGTTTCCTTTAATTCGATGTTGATTTGGTTGCTGAATAAGCTTTGCATATTGTATTACTTTGATTTTTAAAGGTACTGATTCTTAACCAATTGGGGGTCGAAATTAACTTCTGTTTGCCTTGACCTTCTCCCCCCCTGTAGGGCGCGGATTAGCGTTTGCATGATCCACGCAACACAAAATTCGGTATTATATGCCAGCGGATCCAGCAGCTGGCTATTCCACTCAGCGAGCTACCCGAACATGGCCTCGCTCGCCCGGCCGGCGTCGCTACCTGTCGTCACTCGCTTGCCCCACTTCTGCTCGAAGTAGTAGTCGACCACGTCAGTAAAGTGCGTCGCGTGTTCCTGGGGGAACTCTCTGACCTTCTCATTACGCTTGTCTTTCTTGCCATCTGCCATCGATTGCGCGGTCTGGAGTGCTATCCTGACGTCGTTGCAGGTCTCAGCGTTCATGCGCAGGGTAGGGTAGCCCCTGGTCTCCTCGGCTAGTATTGCACTCATGAAGTGCTGACGCTCAATGTGCTGTGCGCTCTGCTTGGCTGGTGCATGTACATCTGCCCTCCAGCCTTGCGCGGCGAAGAGCGTCACCAGCTGCTGGTAAATCGTGCCACTCGTGGCGTTGCGGTCGTGGCCTCGTG